CTACCGTTACTTTAGTAGTTACGCCATTAGCTATAAGTGCGTCAGTTTTATTAGTCATTGATGGTCTTTGAAAAACCACTTTAAAAGCGTCTGCTAATGTTACCGCTTTTGATAAAGTTATATTAAGATTAGAAATATTTATAACATAAATAACATCATCAAATTGAGTGATAGCTGTTGGTGTTATAGTATCTAATGGAGAAAAGATATCTCCAACTTTAATACCTGTAGCAGTATCTACCGCTACAACTGCACTATTAGCCGCTGATGTTAAGCGAGCATTAAATCTTTCAAGAACTAATATAGGTTCACATGGCGCATATTTAGCCACTGATATTTGATCTTCAGTAGTGTAATGAGTTGGTACAGCTACGTTGCCTGGGTTAGCTAATGTAATGTTTATTTTTCTAGGTTGATTTAAATTATCAGTAAAAAACAATAAATCTTCTATAAGATTAATACCTAGAACAGGAAATGATTTATTAAAGTTTAAAAACGTACCTTCAACTAATAGAGTTTTAATATTAGTAGTAAGATTTAATTCATATATATAACAATTAGCTGATGTAGCTCTTACGCCATTTATTTCATTATAATCAGTTGTAAACAAATAAACTTTATTAGTTGTTTCATTTACGTATTGACCTATAACAACAGCGTTGTCTTCATTTAAAGTGTTTATAGAAGTATTACCTAACATGTTCTCAAACTCACCAACAGTTGAACCTTCTGATCTACTAACTTGTAAGTTTATAGCTTCTCGATATTCACCATTAGGCAATAATCGAGAGTCAAGATCCTGGTTCATTTTACCTTTTAAAAAGGTATTTTTAATTTCAGCCATGTATTATGATTTTATCCATTTAGATTTACCTCTCATCACTTGAACTATTTCATCTAACTTAATATTAGATAATCTTATTTTAGCGTTTCTAAGTTTAGCATATCTTTCTTGCTTGTATCTTTGTACTATATATTCTTGAACATTAGCTCTACTAGATAATATCGCGTGGTTCATGTGTGCGTACATTGCATCTTCAGCCATCTTAGGAACTTTAGTATCTAAGTCATAAGCTAAACCATCAGATATGTATTCTAGCATTATTAGTTTATTAGCTAAGTCACTTGAGAAATTAAAAGTTCCTCTAGCTTCATCTATATTAAACCATCCATTAACTTGCATGTTAACCGGATCACCACCGTATCTTTGACCGTAAAAACCGCCAAGGCCAAACCCAGTTTCTCCCCACCAGTCATTCATAAACACTAAAGGGTTAGTAGAATTAACAGGACCTAAGCCAGTTATTAAATTGGTGTTAGCGTTTTTCCAGTTTTCGTTTGTTATAGAAGTACCATCTATATTCTCTTGAAAATTATCTTGAATTATATTTCCAAGATTATCTTGTATTGGAGCATTTGAAGGACTGCTAGTTAATTGTGTAGGGTATATAGTATGCTTAACTCCTAACGCATCCACAAAAGATAACTTAACATAGTTAACATAATCTTGAGGTATGGTTATAGATAAACTAGGTGGTACACTTAATTCTTGTGCTTTAATACTTCTTAATGTATCAAAACTAAATTCTTGTAATCCACGCTTAGCATGAAATATTACATCACTTCTTCTTACGTTAGGTATTAGTTTATCTTGACCAACATAAGCTACCATGAAATTATTTATAATATCATTTAACTTAGTGTATTCATATCCTCCGTAGTTATTAGCTACAGCATCTTCTTTTAATTGTACTTTAATATAAGTACCAATTGGTTGAGCTGCGCCTAAAACAATAACGCTACCAGTAGTATTAACCGTTAAAGTAAAAGCAGTAACAAACTCAGTAAAGTCTGATATTCCGTTTGGACTAGTATATATTCTAAAATTGTTTAATGTGAAATTAGGATCATTAGGACTCCAACTAGTGGCGCTACCTAATACTAATGTAGTATTAAATGTAAATGTATATGAAGTAGTTGCTGCTACTGATGTATATATAATCTGCGCACCCGCGTAATATTGTAAATTAGTTTCTTGGATTAATCCACCGTCAGGTTTTGCCATGTTTTATGTTTTTGAATTTTGTTCTTCTTCTTGTACTTGTTGAGCTGCTACTTGTATTATAGTAGGATCGTTTATTATAATACCAGCATAAGCTAATACTCTAGTTATAACGTTTGCTTGTTCTGTTACGTTTAACTCAAAGTCATTAGATAACGTAGCGTCATATAAAAACTGACCAAGAGTACCAGCTACATAACCCCATGTTATATCTTGTGGCTTTTTTAAATAAGAAAAAGTTATACTAGCCGGTGCCACAATTGTAGTCGGATATATGTATAACAAATTATTCTCATACAAATGTACAGGGAAGCTATTAGTTGGTTGTGTTAATGGAGATAGAAGTAATTGTGTTATCTCGTTTCTTTGCGCGTACTGAGTAAGTTCAGCGCTGTTTAAAAAAGTTGTTCCTAGTCTGTATACTGTATCTTGTATTGCAGTAGCATTAGGATTATAAGTTGTAGAACCTGGTACTAGCGTAAAAGGATTTGCACCTGTTACTGTTCCAGTTCTTTGAAAAAATTGTAAATTTTGTTCAATATTTTTAACACGATTAGCATACTCCGTGTCGTTTTGAGGCATTCTGTATTGTTGATTTAAGTCATCTTCATACCTTTCAAATATATTTAATTGAACTTGACTACCAACCTTGTTGAATTCGTCTGGTGTCATGTAACCTCTTTGTTGTTGGTTAAGTATTAATAAGACTGTCTTATATACAGTGTCTACGTTTATTGCCATCTGTGTATTTTTATTATAATATTGGGCCCGAGTGAACGAGCCCTATATTAGTATTACATGTTTAAGAGATTTTTTTCTCTATAGTTTTATAAACTTCAACTCCTTCATCTGTTTTAAACCAAGCAGCTAATGCTGAATAAGGGTTTTCATCAAATGGTATCGTAAATAGTTTACGCTTATTTGAACCATAAGTAAAGGTTCTTTGGTCTTGAGACAAACTTATAATACCAGCTTCAACAGCATTGATACCAAAGTTTCTTAACATTACATTATCATCTTTAGCTAGTTCAATAAATAGCTGTGGATTTCTTTTTGCTAGTAACATTAAATCTCTTTTTAATTCTTTAGAAGATAATCCAGAAACGCCTGAGCCAACTTCGACTCTTAATATAGCTTCTGATTGTTCTACTCCCATGTCTTTCGCAGCATTTAAAGCCATAAGTTCTAGTTGTAAATCAACTAATTGATCTTGTGCCATTGCTTGCAGTTTTAATTCAGCATATCTACCGTTTAGATCTGGGTGATATAGTGATAACATCTTTTGTAAAGCTTGTTTTTCTTTTGGTACAAATAAAGTACCGTCTTTAAACATCACGTGTTGCAATGTAACTTCTCCTTTTTGCTCATCTATAAAAGGTGAGTTTTGATTAGTTGCATATCTTAATGCTCTTTGTTCGTTTGTAACTGGATCAAACCATAGTAATGGATATTTTTCCGTGTGTCTTGATTTGATAGTATAAGTTAAAGGTTGTCTATCACCTGTTAAAAAATATGTTCTATCTTTTATTGCCCAAGTGCTTTGCACTTTGGTTTCTTTTGTTTTTGACATGATATAATATAATTAAATAGTTAAAAAAAATAAAGCCAAGGCGCTATTACCGCGCCTTAACCTTACATAAATATTAAGCTGTAAATAATACGAAATTATTTCTAGCTTGTACACATAAACATCTTTCAGATAAGAAGTTTACTTCCATTGCATCTAAATTAGAAGTTTGAGCACCGCCAACAGAACCTGTTAACCATGATTTCATTCTTCTATCATCTGCTTGAGAAGCTCTATATCTTACATGTAAGAAAGGACGTCTAATGTTTGTTCCCAGTAACTGATCGTATACTGTAGAAGTTCCAGCAGGAACTAATACACCATCAATATTGTCACCATTAACAAAATTAGAAGAACCACCTCTTGTAGAAGCATCATTTAAATATTTCCATGAAGTTTTGTAGAAGTCATAAGAACCTCTTCTGAAACCAGAAAATCCTAAATTCAACGCCATATCTTCAGAGTTTTCAAATACACCGTAAGATGTACCTCCAGCTCCGTAAGAGTTTTGTTGTGCTAACATGTTATCAAATAATAACTCAGTTTTTCTATCTAAGAAAAGCATGTTTTCTTCAATTGCTCCTTGAGAATCTAAATTCTCTAGTACAGAATCAAAGTCTTGTAGTGATCCAGCGTAACCAGAAAGTACATTACCACCATTATTAATAGCAGAGAATAAACCTTCAGTACCTATTGTACCAGCAGGTGCAGCAGCAGCAGCAGGAAAACTAACTCCAGCTCCAGCGATTGCAGCAGCTTGTACAGCATTTGCTAATTCACCTTCAATCATACTCATTTCTAAGTAATCTTCGAATCTCATTCTAGTTTCGCCTTCAGCTTTTAGATACCATAAGTATCCAGAAGTTCCGTCTTCACCAGCAACTTCAACCCAACCGATCTGAGCAGTGTCAGAACCTGAAACAGCATATCTGTCTCTGATTATAATTGGCTTGTTACTAAATGTAGTTAACTGAGGTTGGATAGATTGACCAGTTACTCCTGTAGCAGGACCAACAGAACCTTTTCCAAATTCAGAACCATATACAAATACTTTCAATGTTGCTCCGATAGCTACACCAGCATTAACTGCTGCTCTAGTATAAGGAATTACATCAAAGTTTTGTACTCCACCAGCACCACCAGCACCATTAGCTCCTGTAGCGACTACAATTGCTTTAACAGTGAAAGAAGGATTTGAAGGATCCATGATTACTACAGTCATGTTAGTAAATATTGTATTTACTGAACCAGCTGGAACAGTAAGTCTGTTACCGCCATTTGCGCCAACAGCTGTACAAGATACTTGATCATAACTAATGTGTAATCTGTTTTGTTCAGACCAAACTACTTGGTCAGACATCATTGGCATTTCAGCGCCAACCATTCTTAAGAAGCCTGCTAACGTTCTGTTTCCATAACGCTCTACCTCTGCTTCATAAATTTCTGGTAGATATTGTTGTGCGAAGTCATTTCCTGCGCCACTGTTAAAATTTAAGTAATTGCTTACTAAAGGTTGAGTGGTTAACGAAGGTAATAAACTCCCAAATTGAGGACTTAATACACCCATAATAATTGTTTGTTTTTAATTGTTAAATTTACTTGTTTTAATTTTCAACTTAGAACTATCTACTCCGTCTACAGCGCGTACTTTAAAACCACCTAATGTTATGTCCTGTCCTGCACCTTGACGCGGAGCGTCTAATGTAGGATTTTTAGAACTTTGCATTACGTTTTTAATCCCATCGGTTTTACCTTGTTCATAAAAATGTTTTACAATACGATCTACATTCTGAGCAGCGTACATAGCTTTGTGATAACCCTTCGTATCTTTAACATTACCTTCAGTGTCTAAGAACTTCTCGACGAAGTTGTTAATGTTTGATTGATTTTCTGCAACATTACTAGGATCTTTAACGCCATATCTAAATTTCTTTTCTCCAACTTCGAAATCAAAACCTTTGAAATCATCAGAGAATAAAGTATTAGTGTCGTTAACAAACCTCTCGTGTTGCTGTGTAGCTAACTCTTGATCTTTGTTGTATCTATTGAAAAAGTCCATTGCATTTTGTTGATCTTGGTTTACGCTCGGTCTTAACTTAATCTCGTCGTAGTACTTAACCTTTACATCTTCTAAATGCTTTTTAGCTTTTGCAATTTCTTCTTTTTTTGCGAGTTTCTTTTTTCGGATATCTCGCTCCTCATCTAAGTCTGTATCAAACGAAAAATTCTCTTCCATTACAAATGAAAGATCATCATTAGAAAGATGAGGCTTAGTATTTTTATAGTACTCTCTTAACAGAGTATCTTCATCAACGTCTGAATAATCAGCGTTAAGTCTTGTATAATCTTCTATAGTACC